TTGAGCTGGAGACTCCTGCGCCAGCGCCCGCCGCTGCGCCCGCCGCTGCGCCCGCCGCTGCGCCGATGGGTGTGCCGATGGGTGTGCCGATGGGTGTGCCGCAAGGCTTCCAGATGGAGACCAGCGTACCCGAGGGCTTCCAGCAGGACGCCCCCATGCCCGCTGCGGAGCCCGACAGCGCCAAGTTCGAACTTCAGCTGAAGAGCATGCTCGACAGCGGCGTTCCGCTTGACCAAGTGCGCCAGTTCGTCACAAGCTCGCGCCGCACGCTTGAACCCAACACGGAAAAATGGCTTTCCGAGAACTACGAGAATTGGCGCACGTCGCGCGACGCTTCGGGTGAGGGCTACTCTGTTCGTGACTTGCCGCCCAAGGTCGAGGAAGAGTTCGAAGTCACCACCCCTGAGCCGCATCGTGAGATGGGCCTTGGCGAGTCCACGTGGCTTGGTCTCCAGAGCTCGGCCTTGCGCGGCTGGGATGACGAGATCGAAGGCTTCAGTGGCGCAGTAGGCAACAAGATCGGCACCGCGCTCGGCATGAACGAGAGCGACGCGGACTTCTGGAATATCTACGAGCAGATTGCGCAGCAACAGCGCGACGACAAGGACGCCGCGTGGGAACAGAACCCCAAGGCGTACGCGCTGGGCTACACTCCCGGAATGTTCCTCGGTTACCGGCTGCGCGCCGGTAACGGCGTTCCGCTGACGCGTCTGGAGCGCGCCCGCCGCGCCAGCGGCGTCGGCTTCGTAGAGGGAGCCATCAGCGGCGGCGGCAACGCTGATCCTGGAATGGACGGCAGCTGGACCGACCGTATCCTCCCCGCTATCGGGTACGGTACGGGCGGGGCAATCGCTGGTCCAATTCTGGATACCGCGCTCAGCATGGGTGGCAACGCACTTCGGTCGGCCTACAATCGGTTCGGCCCGCCGAAGAATGACCCGAACAGCGGCATCAACGCGCTCAGTGACCGCGTTCGCCTTGACCCCGCAGCTATGCGGGCAGAGGCCGAACGCTTCAACACCGCTGGCGTCCAGCCGCGCATTGCTGACATTGTCGGTGACGAGGGTCGCACGGTCATCCGCAACGCTGCCCAGCAGGACACCCCCGCTCGCAGGATAGTCGCGGACACGGCTGAGCGCACCTACGCCGACGTCCCCGACCGCGTGGTGGCGCAAGCTGGCCGCATCAGCGATAGCCCGCTCTCCGCCCGACAGATCACGAACGTCGTGGACGAAGAGCAGCGGGCGCTTGGCCCTTCGTTTGATGCAGTCCGCGATGAGGTCGTGGACATCACGCCCGAAATGACCGAGGTCATCGGCACGGCCACGGGCCGCGCAGCCCTGCGCCGCGCTGCAAAGTGGCTGGATCCCGAGTCCGAAAACATGGTGGTCGAGTTCATTCGCAGCCTGAATAAGTCGCGCAAAGCTGCCGACGACGCAGCGAACGCCCCGTCTGTCGATGAGCAAGCCGCCAAGCTCGTTCCTGGATGGGCTGGCATGAGCGACGCGGCCAAGGCGCAGATCATTCCGCAGCTTGGCCTCAAGGAGCCACAAGCCGCAGACGATCTCCTCCCCACGGCGCTCACGGTTGACATCGTGGACAAGTGGGCGCGCGCCATCAACAAGGCTGCCGAGGCGGATAACATGTTCGGCCCCGCGCGAGAAATGATCGACGCTATCCGTGGCGCTGCCCGCGCGCAGCATCCCGGATACGACGAGGCCCTCACGCAGTTCGCCGCCCGCGCTGGCGTGGGCGAGGCCGCTGCCGGAACCGGCAAGTTCGCGGACACAAGCTTCCTCAAGACCCCGCCTGACCAGTACGTGCCGAATATCCGGCAGGCCAGCGAGACTCCGGCGGCGGTCGGCGTACCCGAGCAGGGCTCGCCCACGGTACGGCTCACAGTCAGCGAAGCCGATGCGCTTGCCGCCCGCGCCCGCCAAGAGGTCACCGACCGCGCCACCGAAGGCAACGCCTTGCAGGTCGCTCGCGACGTCGCCAACGGCACCGGCCAACAGGCGCGCAACGCCGCGCTTCTGGGAGGACGTCAAGCCGAAGAGCTTCAGCAGGGTATGCGCGCTGAAGTTGACCGCGTGGATAACATGCTGGCCATTGACCCCCGCGCTGGCCGACAGGCTCGCTTGCGGGAAGGTGGCGGGCGTGACGCCATCGTGGACGGCTTCCAAGACGCCGTGGCCGCAGCGGGTGGCGCAGCCGTGGGCAGTAAGTACACGGTGATCCGTATCGCGAGCAAGTGGCTCACGCAGGGCGGCATCCGTAACGTGGACGCCGAGCGCCTTGCCCGCGACGCCGTAAGCGACGACCCGCGCCGCGTTGAAACGGCTATCCAGTTCCTGGAGCAGCGGGGCATGGCGCGCGAACGGGCGCAGCGGTTCGTCTCCACGTTCGCAGGCGCACTCTCCGGACGCGCCGCCACTGGCAAGGAAGACACCCGTCCAGCGCCTAACAGCGTTCGGGCCATCATGAAGGAAGGACCGCAACCATGACTTTCGCGCTTGGCAATCGCAGCCGCAACAACCTTATCGGCGTACACCCCAAGCTCGTGCGTGTGGTGGAGCGCGCCATCCAACTCACCAAGCAAGACTTCATGGTGATCGAAGGCGTCCGCACCCCTGCCCGCCAGCGGGAGCTCTACGCGCAGGGCCGTACGAAGCCCGGACCCAAGGTGACTTGGACCATGACGAGCAACCACTTCGTCAAGGCAGACGGACACGGCCACGCGGTTGATATCTGCCCGTGGCCCGTGGACTGGTCGGATACCAAGAAGTTCGACGCCATCGCCAAGGCCATGTTCGCGGCCAGCGAAGAACTTGGTATTCCGATTCGCTGGGGTGCGGACTGGGATCGCGATGGCAAGCCCCGCGAACGCGGCGAGAGCGACAGCCCGCACTTCGAACTCGCGGCAGCTTGACATGAACCGACTCTTCAACTGGCTGGCCGTGATGACGGCGGATGGGAGGAAGGCGTGGGCCTTCTTCTCCATTCTTATTTTCTGCGGCATCATGACCACGTATGCCAGCGTCGCTCTGTATCTTGTGCGGGCGAACGTCGTCTACGTGTTCGGGCTGGGGCTGGCGGCGCACGTTCAGCTTGGCATCGCAATCACAGGACTCATCGCGTTCTTCGTGCGCCGCGACGTGGTAATCACGCGGGACTCCGTGAGCATCAAGGATGCGCCGCACCCCGAAGAGGAGACTGACGATGTTCAGCATACTGACAAGTAAGATATTCGGCGGCTTGGCGCTGGGGCTGGCGATGACGCTGGCCTTCGTAGTCTGGAGCGGTGACCGCCGCGAGGCCAAGCTCGAGGCCAACATCGCCAAGCAGGTCAAGGTGATCGCCAAGCTACGTCGCGACAACGAGACGCTCAAGGGCAACGTGGACAAGGTGGAGGGTGCGCTGGCCGTCTGCAACGCGGGCGTCGACGCCGCCGCGCGCACCGCCAACGCCATCGGCCGCGCCGGTGCCGCCGCCGTCGAGGCCGTCCAGAAGGCTGGGGGCGTAGCCGCCGCCCGTAGCGTCGCAGCCGTCAAAGCCATGCCCGCCGCCACCTGCCAAGATGCAGAGGCCATTCTTAGGAGCCGACCATGACCAAAATAAGGATCGTCAGACACATCGGGGCCGCTTTGGCCGTATTGGTAGCTGGCGGGTGCAAAACGCTGCCCACAGACGATCCTGAGCCCGTCACGCGCATCGTTGAGGTGAAGGTTCAGGTGCCGGTGCCATGCCCTGCCTTGCAAACGCTGGGCGCTGAGCCTATATACCCCGATACGGAGCAGGCCATTGCTGAGGCTCCAGACATCGCAGCGCTCGCGGTTCTCTTTAAGGTGGGCCGCATCCTTCGCACACAGAGACTCGCCGAGTACGAAGCAGCAAAGACTGCTTGCTCTTTTTGAGGACCACCGCTATGGACCATGATGTAGAACTTAAGCGAGTGTGGTCGTACATGGACAAAGTTGCCGAAAAGCTGGATAAGCTTTCCGATCAGATCGCCGAAGTTAAAGAGACGGTCATCCGCATGGAGGCTGCGGATCACAAGAGCGAGATTGCTAAGATTGACGCGCGGTTGCTTCTCTTGGAAGCTGGTGATCACCGCCGCTCGGGCGAGCGCAGCAGCAGTGACCGTCTTGTTGACTTGATGTTCAAACTCGCCCCTTGGCTTCTCCCCTGCGCCCTAGCTGTGTGGATGGTCCTCGGGGAGCCCCGCGTCTGAGATCAGCCGTTCAATGCGGGTCACTGCCCCTTGGTAGTGGCCCGCGATGATCTGCTTAAGAATCTCTTCCTCTTCGGCGGGGAACTGACGGTAATAGTCAGAATACATGGACGAGCCCACATAGGCGTGACGGTCTGGGACGTGCCGCTCCATCGCCTTCTGCAAGTAGTGGATCGCCTTGTGCAGGTCCTCCACCCCATTCTTCTCGCGCCAGCGGCTGACGTACTTGGTGGCGCAGCCCAGCAGATAGTGCAGGTTGATGTCGCACACCCAGTCCCAGTGCTGATACTCGCGGTTCTTGTAGTGACTCCCGCCGTGCTGGATATCATTCGCGCCCATTACAGGTTCCCCCATTCGTTGCTGATGTAGAAGGCAAGGTCGTAGAACTTGGCGTCGTCGCGATGCTGGTTGCTGTCGCCAAGAAGGTTGTTGACGTAGTGCATGAAGTTGCCGAAGGCGACGTCTGTCGTGCGGTTGCCCAGCCGCCGCTCTTCGAGGCAGTGCATCGCTCCGTCAAGGCTGTCTGCCAGCTTGAGCCAGCGTTGCTCGTCGGGAGTAAGTTCTGGTATCTCCAGCCCGACGCTGGCCAGCACTTCTTCCTCCGCCGCATCCATCTGGTCGCGCAGGCCCGCCACCCTACGCTTGAACGGCGCGGGCATGTCGCCCGTCTCACACTCGGGTATGTCGTGTACGTGGGCGGCGTACAGCAGGGACATCGTCAGCCGTGGCTCAGGCACACAGCAGTAGATGATGCTGGTCAGGTTGAACGTGTGGTGGCCGACAGGGTTGGCCATCAGCAGCGTCATGGTGTGGAACCGCTGCACGCGCCCGCCACGGCGCATGAGCTCGAGCTTGTCTGTCAGGTCTGTCACTTTTGGCTCCTCTTGCTTGCGCGCTCAATCCACTCTGCGCAGGCCACGCGCCAGTCGCAGTTACCGGCGTTGCCGATGTAGTCGCAGCCCGCCGCTGCCGCGTCGTAGTCGCCCATCTTGTGCAGGTCCCACACGTGGAGCATGGGTATAGCCACGCCCGCCATGAACGGATGGCTCAGGGTAGGTGACGCTTCCCGCCACGCATACTTCTGCGCAGGGTCTTCGCACGGCGAGGCCGCGTACTCCATGAACTTGGGCAGGTCCTGCTCAAAGGCGTCCATGGAGTGTGGGAAGAACATAGGCGTCTGATTGACCGCACCCTCCGCAACGTCGAGCGAGTACCTGTCGTTCTTGAGAATGTCCTCGATCTTCTCGGGGAACCCAGCAACGACGTCCGTGTAGACGTGATAGTTGTTGCTGATCTGCGTCATGGTTCCCACACGCACGCCGATGCGCGCCGCCATGTACTCCAGCAGCACGCTGAAGTGAACGGCGTTGGCCCCGTGGGCTCCCCACCAGAGATCGTTGCTGCGGCAGCATACGGTCATGTGAAGCTCACCGTCACGGACGCGGAAGTAACAGTGTGTATTGCACGGAACGTCCTTGCTGCCGTGGATCGCCGCCGACAGATCGCCATAGCCCTTCTTGCTGCCGCCATCCCACATGGCCAGCACGGCGCGGCGGCTGGAAGGATCGTCCCGCAGGTGCAGCACGATGTTCTCGATCTGGTCGGTGCTGAAGTACACGCGCCAGCGGTGGCCGTATGCCGCAGGCTGGGTCTTGCCGCCATCGTCAGAGTACTCGGCCATACGCTTGTTGAACTGGGCCAGCCACGGTAGGTCGTTGCGCCCTGCGAGCATCCATAGGCTCTCGAACAAGTGGAAGAACGGGTTGGCCTTGCGCATGGGGCTGAACAGCACGCGCTCCATGGGGCGCTGCGTCACGGTAGTGACCGGCACGTTGGCAACGCGCACCGGCCCGTTCCGGCTGGTCTCGTAGTCGAAGTGCAGCGGGTTGTCCATTAGCGCCAGCCCGTAGCCGAGCGCGCGGTTGACGTTTCTTGCTCTGATAAGGTGCATCACATTTTCTCCCATTCACGTTTCACAGGGGTAGTCAGCGGCTTCTTGGAAGCCTGCTCGTCCAAGAACTGCTTGCCCTTGGGGGTCGGCTTGGGCAGCTTCTCTCTGCCGAACTTGTCGGGCAGCAGACCCACGCGGTAGCTTGTGGCGTCGCAGCCTGCACACGGGCCGAAGTCACGCAGCCCTACGACAAGCCGACGACGCGCCTCGTCCATCACCTTGCCGTGCCATATCTCCAGCAGGCCGACCTTGTTGATGTTGCCGGTGGCCAGCTCGCCACGCCAGTCGTTGCAGCAGATGGCGGTGGAGCCGTCCCACCGGAAGCTCAGCTCTCGGAAGGGCTTGGCGCACGGCTTGCCTTGCCCCGCGCTGCTCTTGGGAGCGCCTGCGCCCGCATGGTTATTCAGCGAGGCGTGCGTTCCCTCCGTGTTGGCGTCAATGGGCCGGATATGGACCAGCCGCCGCGCCTTGGCCTTCTGGCGGGCGTGGGGATTGCCAAGCGGGTTATCGGGGTACACGAAGAACTCGTAGTCCGCATTCGGCGCAGCGGCAAGGCGGGCCAGCACCTTCGGCACAAGGCTGACGTTCTGGTACTCGTCCAGCCCCAGTGTGTTCAGCCCCGCTTCGAACAGAGTGCGGATTGTGTTCGGCCCCTCCGGTCCTTGTAGCCCGCCGCCGTTGGAAAGCATCAACATGCTGACGCGCGGCAGATGCCTGCGGAATATGCCGACTATCTTGGCGGCGTCGGGGTGCATGGTCGGCTCCCCGTGCATCGCGAACTCAAGGCGGCAGTTCCACCTATGTTCGGCAAGCTGACTGGCAATGCGCTCCGCGGTCTTAGCGGTCATGAACTTGTAGGTCCGCTCTTTGCCACGGATGCCGTTGATGCCGCAGAACGAGCAGCGCAGATTACAACCTTCCGCGAGCTCGATCTGTACGGCAAACGGCGGCTCTTGTTTGTACGGCATTTGATATCTCCTTGTTACCGGCGCAGCTTACAGCGGCAGCGCGTGAGGGGCAACAGATTATGTGCGTCCCACAACTATGTAGACACTGAGAACCGGCAGTATCACATGAAGCTGGATGCCGCGCTGCCCATTGGGGCCGCGCACGGCGCAGAACATGAACCCGAGACCGAACTGGGTCTTGTCTATAGTGTGGCTGAAGTCAAAGATCATTGGCCGTTCTCCCACGGTAGGTCAAGCGGGGTGTACTTCTGCTTCGGCCGGCCCTCGCCCAGCCGCACGCGCTCGTACTTGTCGAATTCACACAGACAGTTCTGCATGTCGTGGGCGGTAAGCGGCTCCGCATTCCAGCGGGCGTTCACCGCATCGCGCAGCCGCAGCAGCGTTTCGCGGAACTCCATCTCCTTCCACGGCGCGTCGGTGGGGCGCAGCATAACGCGGTTCAGCCCGCGTCGGCTCCCAGGACCGCTGGCCGCAAAGGTGTGGAAGTCTTCCCACGTACGCCCGTCGTTGACGTACTTCCAGTCAGCGATCACCTGCGCGGCCATGAAGCTGCCCAGCCCTTGCTGCTCGAGCAGAACCATCTGGACGTTAGCGAGCTGGCCCACGTTCATGCGGGTGGTCAGCTTGTCGCGGTTCTTCCACATGGGCTTGAGTACCACGTCGACGACGTAGTCGACCTTATCCATCGCCCGCCCGTTAGTGCTGACGATGTAGGCGGCATTGAAGTTCTTCTTGCCCGCGCTGGCCCGCATCTTCAGATTCTTGCGCATACGGGCGGGGTCGAACGGCAGGACGTTCTCACGAATGTAGTCCAGCGTCTCCTCGTTATTGAACAGCCGCGCCACCACGAGCGCGAACCACACGTACGGAGACGACGAGTAGTAGTCCCCGTAATTCTTGAGAATCCACTTGGTCACGCGGTCGTCATTGCGGCGGACGTTGCAGAAGCGGTACTCCGAGATAATCGGGTCGGGCTTGGCCCTGCTATGCCAGCCCTCTTCCTTGGCCACCCTATGACGCTCGCGCGCCTTGATGAAGTCGACTACAGCCTTCACTCGCATTACACCCTCCTAATGTTGGCGTTCACGTTACGTTGTTCTTCCACTCTTGCATAAACTTCTCGTCGCTGCGCAGCCGCTTGCGTATATGGTAGCCCTGTCGGCGGTCTACTTCAACGGCCCCTAGCCGCACGGCCTGCGCCCGCCTGCCCTTGGCGACGTCGTAGTGTGGGAAGCTGAACGGCTGGAACCACTCACGCTTCATGCCTATGGCGTCGGCCATGACGTGCAGTTCGGCTATGGTGTCGGCGAACATGTGACACATGACCATACGTCCCAGCTTGTTCGCTGCCCCATCTACGTAGACCGCCACCTACACCCTCCCAATTTCGTAGGCTTTCTTCCACTGGACACGCACGTCACGGCGTTCGGCCCACGCGTCCTTGCTCTTGGCATTCTTGGTGACCACGGTCACAACTCCAGGATGCAGCCGCGCCAGCCCCTCCGCGCCCTGCGCCTGCACTTCCAGCGAGCGATAGGTGGAGCAGCCTCCTGGAGCGTTGCTGCGACCCTGATCTTGACACCAGCGGTTCAGCGTGTGGCTCTCGTAGCCGCGCCGAAGAAGCTGAAGGGCTACGTCAAAGTCCTCCATTACCGGCAGGCGGTCAAAGCGGATGCCCTCGCTCTTGAGTACGGAGGCGTCGTAGCCCAGCGCACGCAGACACCGAATGTTGTAGATGACCTCGTCGTCGGGGTTGCGGTTGGCACCTTCACGTACGGCGATGGAGGCGTGAACGCACTTCTTGAGCGTGGTCTCCATAGCCCGCAGCATCTGCGTGACGTCGGCCGGTGTGGCCTTGGCCAGCAGGCGCGGGTCGTCTGCCCGCCGTACGAAGAAGCTGAGGTCGTCGTCCAGCATAAGCACCGGCCCCTCGCTGATGTCTATGATATGTTGGCGCACCTTGCCGATGCCCTTGGCGCTAGTCACGTAGACCGCGTCAGCGCCGAAGCGCTCAGTGTATGCCTTGGCGTCGGCCTTTGCGACGACAAGCCTTGCCCGCTTGCGGGCGGCGGGAGGCAACTGATCGAAAGTGTGGTGGGCTTGGTCCGCCCTACCAAGGCTGGGGATGAATATCTGCATGTGACTTCTCCATAGATCAGAAGAGCCCCGCCACTCTCAGAGAAAGTGGCGGGGCTCTTTAGTGCGTAAAGGCGCGGGCGGTTACGCGAACTCGATGTAACCCTTCTTGACGCACCAGCCGAAGTCCAGCTTGCGATCGCCGTATTCCTTCGACGTGGCCAGCTCCGCGGAAGCGTCGTCGGTGGTCTTGTTGCCCATGACGACATCGACCATGTGCGCGGTCCACGTGCCTTCGCGGGTCTTGATGTCGGCCCGCTTCACGAGATGCTTGTACTTGCGGTTCTCGGCCGGAGCCTTGGGCTCCTTGGGGGTCTTGGCCTTCGCAGCCGGTGCGGCCTTGGTCGCCTTCGCGGCGGGTGCGGCCTTGGCAGTGGTCTTCTTGGTCAACTTGGTCGCCATTTCTTGTAACTCCTCGTCTGTGAGTGGGACTACCCCACGAAAAAGCTGAACCGCTTCGGGAGTAGCCCCTTGGTTCAACATGTCAAGCTTTAGCTCTAATAGAGCAGACTGTAAAGCACTTTCTTCAAGGTTTAATCTCGGATAGTTTTTCAGCTCGTGGTCCATAATAATGCGGTCGCGTACGCCGAGCTGAGCGTCAACATTGGCCCAGCGGTACACCACCCGCACCCCGCAAAAGGTTTGCGCGGCGACGAGCATCCTACCCAGCTTGCCGCCCATAAGGCTGGCGGGGTTGCCTATCCAGTAGGGCTCAAAGGCGGGTGCCGGTGCCGGTACGGGTTTACGCTTGGCCACGGCGGCGTCCTTTCAATGCGTCAAGCAGCGCGTTCTGCGTGCGGGTCTTGCTTCGCTGTACATGGAACACGGTCACGTCAATACTGTCTCTCGCAATAATGTGGTGAATGAAAACCCGCTTGGCCTTGTTACCTTGGCGGCGGATGCGCTTGATGAACTGATCATACAGCTCCAAGTCCCAGAACATGCTGAACCAGACTACGTGCTGCGCACTGCCCTTCTGGAAGTTGAGGCCGTGGCCCATGCTGGCAGGGTGGCCGCAGAGCATCGGGATCTCATTATTGTTCCACGCGTTCTCAATGGCCTTGGCCTTGGCCTGCGTATTGGCGTCGGACATGAACACCGCGTTGGGAAACTTCTTGCGTAGCCGCGCCTCGTCGTGATTGAATTCGTAGGCCACGAGGATGGGCTGGCCACTAAGTTCGTCAACCAAGTCGGCGAGCGCGTCCAGCTTCAAATCGTGCAGGTGCATCACCTGCCGCTTCTTGCCCTGAACGCGGCTTGCAAGGTCGTCGTCCACGTAGACAGCGCCATTGGCAATCTGCCGACACTTGGTACTTGCGGCAGCGGCGTTGCCTGCGACTAGCTCTTGGCCCTCCATCTGGGCCAGAAGCTCTTCCTCAAGTGTGTCGTACAGCTTGCGCACCTTGTCGGGCAGGTCAACGAGTATCTTGAGCGGCATGATCTCCGGCAGCTCAAGGTGATCCTCCGCACTGGCGCGCATGGCCAGCGGGCGGATGGCTTCGTAGATACGGTCGGCGGCTCCAGGCTGAATGGCCCAGTTCCAGCCGTTGCGATCCAGCGCCGTGAAATACTTCGTGCGGTAGTGCGTGATGTACTGGCCCAGCGCATTGCCGAGATCAAGCACGTACATCTGGCCGAAGAGGTCCATCAGCCCGTTCGGGGCGGGCGTGCCGGTAAGGCCCCAGCGGCGGATGAACGATGGCAGCACTTGCTTGAGCATCTTGAACCGCACGCCCTTCGTGGACTTGAACTTGGTCAGCTCGTCGATGACCAACGTGTCAAAGCCGAAGCTGCGCCACCGCGTCATGTCAACACGAGGCCCGCCGTTCTTACCGCCGTAGATCAGCCACTCTAGCCCTTCGGGGTTGATGACAAGCAGATCGTAGTTAGCGATGTTGTCCAGGACTTCCTGCTTCTTGGGGCCGTGCAACAGGCCGACGCGAATATGCTTCAGGTCTTCCCACTCGCTCGGCTCGTCGGGCCACACAAGCTGACACACGCGCAGCGGCGCGATGATCAGCGTCTTGCGGTTGGTCTTGGCCTTGTTCAGCGCGTCAAGAGCCTTGAGTACGATGGCGGTCTTGCCCATTCCTGGATCAAGAAGCAGCGCCGCAGCGCCGTGGGTCAGGAGGAACTTAATCCCCTTCTTCTGATAGCTGTGCGCCACCGCGCTGAACACGGGCTTGGATTGCTTCGAGAGCGGCTTCCTCGTTGTCGGTCCACGCGACGTCATACCCCAGTTCCTCTAACATGTCGTGGATATATACCTGCTTCACATCAGGCTCATATCCGACTTCTTTGAACTCCAGCAGGAATGGCCTGCCGCCCTTTATGAAAAACAGCCGGTCAGGCCACCCCGTCTCGCTGCCCGTTGGGGGTTCCAACTTGATGGAAGGAACCCCGTACCGCTTGAGCGCCTTTTCACGGACGCGGCGCTCAAGTGCACCTTCTCTACGCAACTACGCCGGACCGCGAAAGGTGCGCGCAGAGCGTTTCAAGGTCTTCGAGGCTGCGGTGTAGGCTGGACGTAGCTTCCTCGAGCTCGCCGACGACCCCACCGTGCGGCACCGCGCCTGCTCCGGTGGAACCGACCTTGCTCTCGGAAGGCGGGCCAGCCACGCCCGTCAACTCGGTATTGAAGCGAGCCACGGTCGTGGACATGTTGGCGACGCGGTCCCGCGCGCTCATGATGCTGTGCATGAGATTGCCCAGCCGCGTCTCGGCCCTGATGTCGTGGCCTTTGCCGCCCATGAGCTGAGTCTCTGCCCGCTCTCCATAAAGTTCTGCATCACGCATTGATAGTCTCCTTGATACGACGGATATTCTCCATCAGGTGAACCGCTTGCGACTTCGCGTCGTCAAGCGCATTGTGGTAGGTGCCTTGGCGCTGCACCTTGTCGAACTTAAACGCATCGCCCAGCAACTCATCCAAGTTCTTGAGCGTGCGGTAGCAGCGGCCACCATACCCCGCCACATAGGGAGGCACAAGCGCAGCGTCGTACATGCACCGCAGAATGGGGTTGTCAAAGTCAGCCCCGTTGCCGTAGAACAGAATGTTGCTCTTGGTGTTGATGGACGCGAGCCACTGGTTCAGGTCGTGCATCGCGTCTGGCAGATCGACCCCTTCGCCTGCGCGGGCCTGATCAACGATCACGCGGGCTTCTGCGCTCTGCTTTTCCCACCACGCCACGGTGTCTGGGTCTTCGCGCAGGAAGTGTTCAAGGCTGGAGTCCACGTTGATGACGCGGTAATACTCCTTGCCCAGTGTACAGGCGTGCGGAAAGAACTCCACAATGCCGATGCTCAGACCTACGCATCCCGGAACCGTGCCGAGAGTCTCAAGGTCACACATGAGGTGAGACTTCGCGCCCATTACATAATCCCCACTTCAATTGCCCGCGCCTGCTCTGCCGTAACGGGCAGCTCGATAACGACGCGGCGGGCGTGGTCGCTCCGACTCAGAACCAACACGGGCTCCTTCTTGCCGGACGACTTGTACTCAAGTTCTGCACGCATGTATTCTCTCCTAGTATTTGCAGGGGCCACCGGCCGACTTGCGGAAGGCGCACCACTGACACTTGTTGTTGGGAGTCGGGGCGAACCGCTTGTCCTTGAACATGGCGACCACCTTGACCTCCCAGTCCTTGCGAATCTCTTCGAAGGACAGCATGGGCCTGCCCTCCTCCGTGACCAGTCCGGGCTCACGGGAGTATTCGCGGATGACTTCGTTGTCACGCTCTTGGTCAAGATACCAAAGGCGCGTAGTCACGTGGCGCACGTGGGGGAACTTCATGAACACGCCGCTGCTGAAGAGCTCCACCTGCTCCTCGTTCGTGTCGTACTTGCGACCCGTCTTGAAGTCAATGACCTCAGCCGTGTCGTCATCGTACAGCACGGCAACGTCGCAGATGATGCGCAACCATGTGTCGTTCCCGAACCACCCTGTCGGCGTCCACTGGCGGGTGAAGCCCCACTGCTGTTCGACCATCGGGTCGAGCGCCTTGAGCTGCTCCATCTCGTCGCGGAAGTGCTTGTAGCTGGCAGGCACCTTGGACTTGCGCTTGGACTTGAGCCAGTTCTCACCCTCCTTGTGCACGTCGCCGCCGCGTTGCATGGCAGCCGATCCGGGCTCGGGCAGCTTGTCGATGTACTTGAGCTTGAAGCGCAGCGGACACTGCCGGTAATCAGCGTATCGGCTGTACGACCATGCGGTGATGCCGTTGCTCATTGCAACACCGATGGCGGCGCTTCGTCGAAAGCTCCGTCCTCATGTTGCTTGACCACGAACCGCAGAAGCTCAAGCGTGTCGGGCGCAGACAGGTTGCCGGTGCTGATCAACTCGCCGGTGTCCAAGTCCACCACGGTCACGAAGATGGCCGGTTGCGGGATGCCCATGCGTTGCAGCATCTGGACAAGGTTATCGCCGAACATGTCTAGCGGCACGCTGCCCAGCTTGGAAGGCGGAAGCCCGCCGCCCACGGTGAAGCCGCAGCCGCCGCAGTGGCCGTCTTGCACTACTGGCGATGTCGCTCCGCACTTGGGGCATTTTTCAAGACTACTCATACTTGCTTTTCCCTTCGTTGAACTTCTTCTGGTGGCCCCAGCTCTTGCCGGACTTGCCCTCGCTCAGCATAGCAAGGTCAAAGTCTTCACTCACGGCCTCCATGCTGTCGCGGAGAACCTGCATTTCTACCTTGGGGTCAGGGCCGGACGATACGTTCACTTCGTCGTAGACCTGCACAAGGAACCGCCCCTGCCGCTTGGGATGCTCGTGATAGTTGATCATGGCCTGCTTCGTTACGTCGGCCGCGCTACCTTGGCAGAGATAGTTGAGCAGCTTGTACTCGTACGTCATGTGGCGACCGTACTTCTTGCTGAAGCTCGGCGGCTCCACATAGTACGCCCGCCCGCCCCATGTGTACAGGCAGTCGCCATCACGCCCTAGCTGCTTCGTGGCGTCGCTCAGGCCACCGCGCCCCGTAATACTGGGCAGGGCGCGCTTGTGCGCGTTGAGGAGGCTCTTGGCCTCGTCGATGGAGCAGCCAATACCGCCCGCCGTGGCCGGTGCGCCGCCGCCGTAAATGATGCGGAAGTTGGCGATCTTTACGTTCTTACGCTCGAAGAACAAGCCGGTGGTGTCGTTGATCAGGTCGCCCACGTAGCCGTGAACGTCTAGCCACGGGTTGGCCTGATAAGCGGCAAGTAGAGGCCCGTCTTCAAAATGCGCGGCGATACGGAGCTCTTGCCCATTGTAATCACGATGTAGCCAAAGCTCGTTCTTGTCCGGAAGTAGATACACGCGCACGAGGGGAAGCTCAGGGACACCGAGGAAAGCGGGATGAACGTATCCGTCATTGTTGTTGTCCCACGACTTGCTGATGTTGAGGAAGTTCGGGTCGCTGGTACTCGGCCTCCCCGTACGGGTGCCGCCCGCCTCCCCGCGTATCTGGTTCCAGTTGGTGCTGATATGTCCGTCACCGCGCCGGTCAGCCTGTTCCAGCCACGGACGCATGAACATCTTGATGCAAGTGGTCAGGCGGTTGCGGTAGCCGAAGGCGTCGGCCACTTGCTTGTCACGGTACAGGTCGGGCGTCAGGTTCTTCTTGCTGATGCTGAACTTGCCGGTGGGCGTCAGCATCAAGTCCTCTTCCAGCACGACCTTGGCGGACAGCAGGGCCTCCAGCATCTGCGTGTCGTTGTCCATGCTTAGGGCGGGGCGCTTAAGGCGCTTGCGCAGCCACGCGTCAACCTTCTCTAGCGCGGCCTCGTACATGGCAAGGTCACGCCGCAGCGCGCGAACGTCTACCCGTATGCCGACGCGCTCGTTGTCAAGGAATATCGGCATGACCTTCTGCTCACGCTGGTAGGCGGCGAGCATGTCGTGCTGATTGATGACGTAGTCCCAGCTGTCCTTGAACAAGTCCCACGTGCGATCGGTGTCGCCGCAGGCGTAGCGCCCGACCAGATGTCCTGGAGCCTGCGCGATATGCTTACCCCACTGGCTCGGCGTGAACTTGCCGTGCGCCTCTATGAGAGCTTGCCTGTTCTTGCGCTCAAGAATCCATTCCTTCACGTCGTCCTGCTCAGTGGGCGGCACGCCAAGGAACCGTTCGGCCAGCGGCTTGAGGCCGAGCTCGCGGCTATGCGGGTCGCGCAGGAACATCATGAACATGGTGTCGTGCATTTCAAGCGCGGGCAGGCGGGGCATACCAAGATGCGTCTCGCCAACGTCTACGTCGAACTTGCCGTTGAAGAACAGCACGCCTTTTCCAGGACGCCACACAGTCTTCAGCGCGTTGATGGCATCCTGCTTCGTGCAGTTATTCCCCTCGGGGTGGTCCCATGCGAAATAGCGGGACTTCTTTCCTGGAAGCTTGATGCTCACGCCTACGGGCTTCGGCGGATATTCCGGCCGCTTCTCGATGGCGTGGGTCTCAAAGTCAATAGTTGGTAGGGAAGGGCAGCGCATAAGTCAATCAACCCATATAAGCGGTATCTGGCTCAGGGCCAGCCACAGCAGCGACGAAAGCAGAAACGAAATGGTGTGGCCCGCCCACTGCTCGGCCCGCTCGTGGCGGTGCACGCTGGCGCTGAGCAGGCTAGTGGTCGAGGCGAGCGCGCACGCTACCCCTCCGGCAAGCGCGACCAGCCCGAGCGCCGCCATAATCTGGTGAGCAAGTAACATAGACGCCCCATCGGAAAAAAAGGTGGAGGCCGCGAGCGAGGGATCATCGCTCCGCCCCCTTCTAGCCCGTAGGCCAGCGCGACTGCGCGCGGGAGGGGTTACGCGCAGTCTATCTCTTGCGGGCCGGTGCCTTGCCACGCGTCAGCTTCTTGCTGGCCGCAGCCTTGGCCTTGGGCGCGGCCTCTTCTTCCTCGAAGACGACGTACGGGAAGTCAATGCCCTCGTCCAGCTTCTTGTAACGCTCGAAGAGCGCGGGGATGAGCTCGTCGGCCACCGGCTCAATCAGCTCAAAGTTGACGCGGAACTGCGACTTGGAGTCCGGCGTCAGGTAGACGCGGGTGTACACGGCGAACAGCGGCTTGCTGAACTGGTCGGCCACGTCGCGCACGTACGCGTCAAAGCCCTTGCCGCTCATGACAGGAACCTTGAGATAGGCTTCCTCGCAGGTGCGGAAGTGGTCGGCATCTTCGACGAGCTCCAAGTCGTAGCCGCCGTTCTTGCCTGCGCTGGTGTAGGTGCCAGCGGGCAAGCAGGCCAGTCGGCGACGGTTGCTGCAAGCCTTGCCCCGCCCCTTGGCCGCGCTACCCCACTGATTCTGAGGGCAGCTTTCGCAGTCGTCGCTCTGCTTGTCGAAGTCGTCGTTGTTGTCAAGCAGGGCGGGCGGTCCCATTTCGTCCTTCGCGTCGGGGTCCTTGCAGAACGCGAAGCAGGCGGGCGGCGTGCGGTTGTCAGCGTCGTAGTCGCTGTCGTAGTACACGTTTTCCAGACACCACGCGCCGATGACGACGACCATCTGGTTTCCGGGAAGCGGGACGTCGTCGAACTTGAGCTGTCCTGCGCTCGTGCTGAAGAAGCGACCACCGCCGCCGCTATTGGTCAGCGTGGCCGACTTGCCTGCCAGCTTGGCAAGTTCTTCGTCGTAGTTGGTGACTGCCTTGCTGGGGGCGGGTTTCTTAGCTGCCATGATACTAGTCTCCTAAAACCACGCCGCAAACGGGGCGAGGATTGCTTTCAAATCACCGACGGTCATTGGGTAGTCGGCTTCTTCATCGTCGCTTGCCAAGATGGGGACGTCCTCCCCACTAGGATTGCGTGCGAACAGGGGCGCGGCGTCCGACAGCTTGGCGTCTTCCAAACTGCGAGCCGCAGCGGCCAGCTTTACTATGACTTCTCCGGATATGTGCATCGTTAGTCTCCGGTGGGTTCCACCACTCAGCCACCACGGCCATGAGGGCGAACAGGACGACGCAGCCGCCACCCATAAGGATAGCGGCTGCGAATATTATGTTGATCATACCTTGGTGAGCGAGATCTTCTTGGCCTCGAACGTGCCGACGCCTGCAACGGCCACGCCTTGCTCGGCCCGCTCCTTGAACGCGGCGCGGTTGAGCGCCTTGTTCAGCAGGTCGAAGCTGTCGTTCTTCTTGATGAAGTCATAGACCTTGTCCCAGTCTTCCACGACGGGGATGGTCTCGCGCTTGATGAGCACCTTGTACCGCTTGCCGACCACGCCGCCGCTCACGTCCATGTCGACGGTGTCGATCAGGTGGTTAGTGATGGCGTCCTCGTGGGCCTTCACGGCGTCGGTGATCTTGGACAGCGCCAGCCGCATTTCGCGGACGTCGTGAAGCTCATCTGCGAGCTGGCCGAGCTTGGTCTTGGGGAACTTGGTGCGCGTGGCGGGGAGGCCGGTCACCTTGATGCCGAGTTGCGCAGCCGCCTTGATCAGCGACTTGAGGTCTTTGGATGCCATGTCAATTCCTTTGGTTCTTAGAGAGTTCAGTTACTTGCGAGCGCTGACCAGAAAATGGAGTAAACTGGCCAGCGCCCGCGCCATGTATAGCACGCCCGCAAGGGATGCGCTATAGGTCGCCGCGCAGCCCCAAATATACGGGGTGGCGCGGCTTATCCTTGACCCCGATGGGCAGGAACTTGTACTTGATCACTTTGCCGAGCCACTCATCGCGGTTATCCCAGATCTCTTGGCGCTCTGCGTCGGTGAAGCCGGTGCCAACATCGAACTCGACGCCGCCGAACTGGTCGCTCATGCCGCGCACCTTAAGCGCGCCCAAGGTGCCGGTTGGCTTCATGTTCTCCTTGTGGCTGGAGCGTTCGGTGCGGCCCAGCGCGTTGCGCTTGGCCTCGTTGGCATTGTGCATCCGCTCGTCAAAGCCGATGATCATGGCCTCGGCGTCTTCGAACCGCTTCAGCTTCCACAGGGCCATGTCGGTCTTGCCGCTGCGCCCTTGCTTGTACAGGCCGGTCGTGCTGCGACCCATGAGGCCCTCGTAGCCGCGAGAAAGATACTCGGCCTCCCACCGGTCGATCTCGTCGTGTGTGCGGCACACCTGATGCGGGACCAGCTTGAGGCGCGGCGACTTCTTCTTAGCGACAAGCGCCTTGGCCTCCAGCAGCCGCTCGGTGAAGGGCATGTCGCTCTTCAGGTCAAAGACATGGAAGCACCAATCCGGCTCGCCATCCTGCGACATCACGCCGCTGACCGTGTTGCGGTAAACGTCCTTGTCGTTCGGCGGGCCGACGATCAGCTCACCGTCAAGCCCGTGCGGCAGCTTCATAGCCTTGAGCGCATTGCGGATGAACAGGTTGGGAATGTCCTTCAGCGACCGCGTGAACGGTACGCCGCCCAGTATCGTGCAGCGGATGCCGTCTAGCTTGGGGCTGACCAGCGCAGGCAGACGCGCCTTGTCAACCGAGTCAAGTTTGAATGCGAGCATCACTTTGTCTGTCATCTTCCGTCTCCTAGATCGTGTTCGTAATCTTGTTCACCAGTTCCTCGGCACGCCGCACACTGCATCCGCAAGGCGCGGAAGCCTTTCTGCGACGAGATATACCCGCGCCCGCTGCACTTGGGGCAGGCGTTGTCTGTGACCGCGCGGGTAGATTTGGTTTGCAGCCACTCGGCCACGGTACGCTCTGCGCGCTTGATGGCGTGGAACTCCTCCACGTCACCGCCCTTGTCGGGGTGCGCCTGCATCGCCTTGGCCCTGAACGCTTGGCTCAGGGTGGCGGCTGTCACCTGCTCGCGCTCCAACCCCAGCAGAAGCAGCGCGTCGGCGAGCGCGTCGTCCTTGCGGCTCATCAGCGTTTCTCCCTAACGGGCTGCATTTTGAGATTGTCCTCCAACTTCTTCTTGTTGGTACACTTACGCCACTGCTCCACGTTTCGCACGGCGAAGAACCGTTCCATGCGCCCCGTCGGCCCCTGCAAGGGCTGGCCCTTATATACCTGAACGAACCCAGCGGCTGACAGCTGTCGGCCAAGGCCCACGGCGGTCACGCGGCTGTTGGGGTGGTCACGCTCGTACATGTTGAGCAGCTCACGGCTGGAGAACAGGTCGCGGGTGTGGCGCATTTCACCCATTGACAGGATTTGGTCGGGGTAGGTTTTCAGCTCGTGCACCCAGCTTCCTGCGTCACCCTTAGTGGCGGCGATCATGCGCTCCTTGGCGTACGTCTTGGGCGCATGTGCGGCGGGGTTGAAGGCGGGGCTGATCTTGCGGTCTTTGAGCCACTGCATCAGGTGGCCCGCCCCGTCGCCCTTGTACCACTTGTCGTACTCTTGGTAGAACTTGTCCGGCAGTGGGTCGCCGGTAACTTCCACGATCAGGAAGCGGCGGTCTTTGTCTTCGAGGAAGAAGCTGTCGCCGTGCTGGGACGTGAAGCAGAAGTTCATGCAGTTGGGCAGACTGTACTGCGGCACGAACTTGATGTTGATATCAATCTCGGCCTTGGTGATCAGCCGCTTCAGGACGTTCATGTAAGCACGGTTGTCTTTACCCGTAATTTCGTCGCCTAGGATGAACTGTTTGTTCTCGGCCCAGTAGGACTCCTCAAGGTCAGCGTCGGCGATTTCCTTGAAGTTGTCGCCGTATATGCGGCCCAGCGTGTAGCCGATCAGCGTCTTACCCGTGCCTTGCGCGAGGCCGTGGATGACCACGGCCACGAACATCTTGGCTCCGGGATTCTGGATGGGGTAGGCGCACCAATCGTAGAAGTACTCAAGCACGCCTTCCTCGGCGTCGTCAAAGATGAACTCGCATAGCTTGAGCCAAGGCTTGACGTCACCCTTGGTGGGCTCCACTCCCCAGCCGCGCCATTGGTTGAACTCGTTCTTGTTCGTGATCATCGGCTGTCCTGGAGCGTAGGTCAGGCGCTTCACGCTCCGGCGCAGCGGCCAGCGCAGCCACACCGGCGCGGCAGGCACCTTTTCACGCAAGAGGTCGCCCTTGGCACTGATCTTGGTTTCAGTGGTGCTGGCGGTGGCCCAGCGGCTATGACCGCGAAACTGCTCGGCGTTCATCTTCTGGCCGGTCTCGGACACGACCAACAGGCCAGGATCCTCTACGTAGACCACGTCCTCGTTGATACGCCATAGCGCGCGGCTCAGGCCCAGCGGTTCGGCGGCTTCCAGCAAGTCCTTCAGGTCTTCGTCAGTGTTGGCCAGCAGGTAGTCGTCCAGCCCGACCTTGGTCTCGTTCTCACCGTCGGGCAGAGCCAGCATCTTGAGCTGCGCGCCGTGTTCCTCCAGCTCACTGGTCAGGGCGTTGATGGCAAGGCACACGTTGGGCTTGGTCAGGTAGTCGCTGTCAAAGCAGATGAACACCGTGCGCTTGGCCCAGTTGAACGCCTTGAGCTCGGGCAGAAGCCAGACCCCCTCCTTGCTGGAGCGGAAGTTCCAGACGCCGCCGAGGCCAATGGTGGGGAACCCCGCCGCGCAGGCGGCGGCGGCTTTGAGCTCGCCTTCGGTGATGATAATGTCGTAGTCAGCGTCTTTGGATATGGTGGCCCAGTCGCTGCTCGTGGGCATATAGGCGCACACTCCGCTGTTTGGCGGCTGCGCGTAGCGTTGCTCTTTGGCACCTGCGGCGTCTTTGAAGCCGAACGCCTGTTTGTCTAGATACCGCACCCGAAAGAAGTTCGGCCACTTGGGATGGCTGGACATCGGCTTCTTGTCAATACCCATGTATGGGATGACTAGGGCGGGGCGGGCTTCCAGCGACTTGTCAAGCGTCATGGCGCTGGCCACTTCGTACATACCTAGGGCCGACCCTTGGGCGCTGGTGAGGCCGCTGCTCAGCAGCTTCTCCTTGCCTAGTTTCGTCCACTCGCCCTTGCGTGCCATAAAGCCCCTCTAAATTGTGTCCAGAAAAATCGCCCGCACCGTGTTAGGGCGCGGGCGTCGTGCTGGGGTGGCAGTCTGCTAACCTAGGTTAGTATCGCGGGTTGCCAGCGGGTGTTATAGCGCGTGCCGGTTGGGAACGCAAGCGACCCCTGTCGAGGGCTCGTAGGGCAGTCCCAGCAGGTCGGGGGCTAGGTGGGTTACATGGGCAGGGCTGTGGTCACGCTGATTGATGTCGAGGCCCTCCTGAACCATCTCGAACTGGTCGCAGTCGTCGCAGTAAAACACCCGCCCAAGCTGCCACACCCGCGTCGCCTCGTTGAACCGCGCTCCGATGAACGTCTTGCCAAGAGGGATGGCCAGTTTGTGGTCGGCCAGCTTGGTCCAGTTGAGGCGGCGGGAGTCCTCCATCATGGGGTAGTAGATGGGCGCTGGTTCGGCCGGTACGCACACTCCGCACTCCATGCAGTATGCGGCGCGGCTGGTCAGACCGACTTCTTCATGATTGCAAGGCATCTCATTTCCTCCGTGTTATGTCGACGATGTGTGCGGCCATCTGTTCTACGATGTCCCGTGGTGGGTCGCCCGCCCCTAGTTGCCTGAGCATGGAGCGCGCGATTTTTACGGCGATATCCTTGCGCCGTTCAAGGTTGTACTGTTCGAAGTCTACGGGCAGGCGCTCTACGACGTGCAGGTCAAGCTCCTCGGCACTCATGCGCAGGGTGTGCCTTCCGTACGCTTGGTCGCGTACAAGCTCAAGACTTATGCTGGTCATACCGTCGGTGCGGGTAGTGCGCTCATTGTCAGACTTCTTGGTCAGCTTGTTGAAGCCGCCCTTGTTGTGCTTCTGATAGTCGTACCCGCTCTGCTTGCGCGCTTCCTCCGCCATCTTCTGGACGTCTGACCATTGCGTGCCGCGAAGGTACTCCTCGAAGTATGACAAGTCGTCGAACCACGAACTGTCGGACTTCTTGGGCTCGGGCGGCGCTTTCTGCGGCTTGCTGTCGAGTTCGGCCCTAAGTTCCGCCACCTTCTGACGCAGCGCCTCACATTCGGCGCGCTCTTCGGCCAGCAGCAGCTCCGCGGCTTCGGCTCGCATGGCGGCGTTGGCGCAGTCGGGGCAGTTATTCATGACACGTCCCTTTCGTAGCTGTCGCCGCATTTCGAGCAAGTATATTGAAGCGTGGTGCCGCCATACGGCTCGCGCTCATAGTCGTGATCGCACGACTTCGTATCCTCGGTCTTCATTTCGGCATCCTATCGTTAATGCGGGAGCGGTTGATTGCCAGCGCCTCGGGGGTCGGTATCCAGTACTGATGATACGGCTTGGGGAGCTGCCGCATTCCTGGGACCGTGATCAGCGTAGGGTTATACCCGCGCCTGAACATCTCTGCGATTAGCTGACCGTGGCGCTCGCGCACGTAGGCCATCCGCGTGTAGAAGAACTTGACGTGGCCAGCGCCCAGCGTGTACTCGCTCGGCACGGCTGTCCAGCTCCCCATGCGGTCGTGGTGCGCCTGCGCCAGCGCATACACCCGAGGCAACTCGCGATACTCTGCGACTAAGTGCTTCGGGTGTAGCTCGGCCACAGGCACGCAGTTGATGCGGGTCATTTCGGTTCTCCCTGCTGCGCGAGGTAGGCTCGGAGGTTAGCGAGGGTTGGCGCAAAGTGCGCTTCGATTGCGGCCTTCAATTCCTCGTAAGCGGCCATCGCATCGGGCGTCCAACCGCAGTCGTCGTCGCTCTCTTGGTCGGGGTTGTCGAAGTGGCTGCATATTGTCACCGCCAGATTGTCCCCGCCCATCGAAGGCACGCTGACATTCATCACGGTTTCAATGGCGCGGGCCAAAGCCCCCTCCGCCTCACGCATCACCGCAAGCGCGTCTGCTTGGGATGCGATCCGGTGGCGGGCGGCAATCTCCCTGCGCCGATACATATCATCCTTGGCGATATACATCAGGTCGGCGCACTGCTTGTCAGCCTGCGTCACCGCCACAGTATCCCCGCCGCTCATTTCGGCTCTCCGGTCATGTGGGCGCGAAGGCGGCGGGCCATTTCGAGGGCGGCGTTATAACTGCCATACATATCGTTCAATTCAGACGCCCAATTCCGCAACTCATCTTCGCTCGGCCACGCTGCCACAGGTGCGCAGGAGAGGGTGGCGCGGATGGCGGCTTCAATCTCGCTGTCGTCTCTCATATCGCGCACCATCTTCATGATTGCAGCGACCGGCTCCACGCCCATCGCGGCGATCTGCGCATCAATAGCCTCGCGCTCGGCAAGCAGTTGTTCTCGGGTTTTGGTCATTTCACACCTTCCTTCCATGCTGCTAGGGTGCGCTCCAGCCAGTCGTCCTTGACCGGCGCGAGTTCGAAATACCATCCGGCGGTCAGCTCTCTGGTCGCCTTCATCTTAATTCCGGCCCTGACCCACAGAAAATATCCTCGGTACGGGCTGGGGTCCATGCCTTCCAGCGTGCATCCCAGCCCGTACTTCATTTCGTATATTGACGCGATGCGGTAGGTCCTGCCGAGGATCGGTCGCTGAACGGGGCGGTTCAGTTTGTCGTGGCCTCCGTTCCTCAGCGCCACCACGACATCGCCTACCGCGACGCTCACTTGCGCAGCGCCCGACGGAGCAAGTCGCCAAGCGTACTACCCCCGCCGCCCATTGCCGCGATCATGTCCTCCACGCGCTTCCGCGACGCTTCCATCATGGCCTTGCCTTCAGCCTCGGGCAAGGTGCTGACGTAGTCGGCCATCGAAATAGCGGCGGACTGCATCATAGCCTCTTCCAAGACTTGCAACTGCGCGATGATCAGGCGGGTGGCCACCAGACCGAATATCGCAGTGGCGGGCGCATTGCGCGCCATGCCATCGGCCTCGGCCATGCGGTTGACCGCCATCGCAGCAACGTCATCGATGAGTGAGGGCAAGAGCGCTCCCAGCGCCAACTGCTCGGGGATGCTCGTGACGTCCTCAAATCCAGGACAGCCGCACAACTCATCCACCCCCGCCTGCGCCCTAACATGCGGCGCGTGGTCGGTCCCCTCTTCAATGCCGAAAAGCTCCCGAGCTTTCTGGGTAAGTTTATCCACTTTTCATTCTCCTTACATAGGTCCAGCGGACCGCAGTTGACTTGCCTTCTTGCGAGCAGCTATGCGCGCATCGTGCTTCGTGGCGGTGAGGGCCAGCGCAATAGGCTCCTCTCCGATATAGACAACCGGAAGCCATCCGCCTGCCACCCGACGCGCCGCCCACGAGACGCGCCGGAACTTCTTTGCCGCATTTGTCACAGCGCCTCCAACTCTGCGATAGGCTCGCCGGTTGCGCGGATAGCCGCAGCATTGATCTGCTGCTCCGCCTGACGCACCGCATCTTGGAGCGTGCCTGCGCCCGTGCCGGTGGAGCCCGTTTGCAGACCGTCAATGCAGAGCGCATCGGGGTTGAGGTTGAGGACGTCGTCCGGAACCATAGGTACGACATTTCCGTACCCATAGTCTTCCATCGCCGCTGGCATTCGCTCCCACACGCCGAACGCAAGGCGGCGGAAAGCCGCAGGGTGGCCAAGGCCGAACGCGACAGCGCTCAGGTCCAGTGGGTCGCCAGCCTGCTTGATGGTCCACACTACGCATCCGCGCTTGCCCCTGAGCCTGCTGACAGCGCAGCCGATCAGCTCAATGCGGACGCCTCGGTTCTCAAGGCGGTCAATGATGCTGACCATTGCGGCGGCGAAGTTTGCCATGCGCCGCGCCGACGTGCCTGCCGAGCAGCACACGTTGACGCAGATGGTCATGGTCTGGCGCGGCTTGTGCGCATTGCCACGGCGGACCATGTTGAACGGGTCGCCGCTGATCGCACGGGCGACGTCAGCGTAGTCACCGCCGACGCTATAGGTGCGCTCAGCCCGCTGGCCGGTCGGGATGGAGTTGATCAGCGCAGACACCTTGCCGACGCCATCCTCCCATCCCTCGCTGGCCAGCCGCACCGCGCCTTCGTAACCGGCGCTGAGGTCCCAGTCGTGGTCGCGCCCCGTGGCACGGCTGGCGGCCTGCTTCCACGTCCTCGGCGTTTCGGCCGACCAAGTGGCCATCTGGAGGGCACTGTCAAACTGATAGATGACCCGCTGCTCGTCAGTGAACTTAAGCATGATAGCTCTCCCCGAGGCGTGCTGCGACGCGCGCACGATTGGTCGCATCCAGACCCTTCCAGATGCAGGCTTCTTCAACCTTGGCCTTGTCCATGCCAGCGGCGAGCAGCTTGGCGCCGGTGATGCTGGCACGGGGCGACACGATGTGGCGCACCTTTTCAACGGTGATCGCACGACGCACCGCTTGCACCCGCTTGACCCAGTCGGCGTCAACCGCCAGCTTGAGCTCCAGCGCCTCGTCGTAGTCCACCTCAAACACGGTGAACCGGTCCAGCGTGGCTGCGTCCAGCTGATTGCGACCGACGTACTGGCGGTCAGCGCCGCGACCGAAGGTGTTCCCCGCAGCAATGGCGAAGAAGTCCTTGTGCCGCTTGACGAGTCCGTCAGGGAAGGGGCAAGTGTCGTTGGCAAGTGCCGCATTGAAGGCGGTCATTGCGTCGGCGTCGCTCGCGTCCACCTCGTCAAACAGGAAGCCGCCGCCGTGCTCATAGGCCTCGCGGAATTGTGTGCGCACGACCTTGCCGTGTGCGTCGATAAAGCCGAGCAGCTTGAACTCGCTCGTGACGCGCGCCTCCATGTAGAAGGGGCGCTGCAAGATCGTGCAGATTTGTTCGGCCAGCGTGGTCTTGCCCGAGCCAGCCGGACCCACGATCATGGGCGATGCGCCTGCCACTACGGCGAGCAGCACGTCCTCCAGCATGTTATGGGCCAAGTCCACCTTGACCGCAGGCAACTTGCCAACCTTGATCTCGGTCACACGGCTGAGCAAGTTCAGGTTGTCCTTGACGAGCTCGGGCACAAGTGCCGCCATGCGCTGCGCCATAAGGTCCACGACCTTGGTCACCGCCTCGTCCTTGGGGTCAACCGCTTCGGTCTTGGTCACCGCAGGAACAGCGCCCGCGATGCAGTTGCCCAGCGTGTGACGGACGGTCCAGCGACCGTCTACTTGCTCGGCGACGCCGAGGCCTGCGGGAACCTTGTGGCCGCACTTGTGGCAGACGCCTTCGTACTGATTGGTCTTCATGATTAATCCTCCATTTTGAATGTGATGTATTGCTTTTCTTCGACGAGCCAGTTCCAGTCAATGCCTTTGCTGGCGAACTCGGGGTATTGCGTGGCCAGCGCCAGCTCCGCATCCTTGACGCGCATATTGGCGACCACGACGCTGACCATCGCATGGGTGTAAGTGCCGCGCCGGTGCCGGTTAGGGGCGAACTCGCGCAGGACACGATAGGGCCGGTCGGTCGCTTTAGGGCGACGGGTGCGGCGGGTGCGGGTGCGCATCGCTTGGCCAGTAAAGGCGTCGCGGATCGGCGGTGGCGGCAATAGGTCACCGCTGCTAGGTGGCCTAGACGTGACAGGCTTGCGGGGCATAAGGCGCTCCAGCAAGTTGGCGATCACCTCGCGGGGTATTCCTTCGGCTTGCGCCTGCATCCGTTTGGCAAAGTCTTTCGCGACTTCCATATTTTCCTCCAGTGGTTAAGGCCAGCCGCCTTTATAGCGGCAAAGCGGTTGAAAACCTAGCGGTCGCTGCGGGCTGCGTCATAGCGGCGCTGCCATGCCCCTAGGGCAAGGCTCACGCTGACCCGTCGCTGCGCAGCACGGCGGTCGCACAAGGCGTAGTGCCGCGCAATAGCGGCGCTAGTGGCCTTGCGGCGCTCGTCAGCCTGACGCTGATCTACAGGGGCGCTCACCGGCTTGCCCCGCAGTGGATGCAGACGTCCATGGCTGGCTCAATCAGCTGGCCATTGTCGTCCACCGCCTCGGTCCATTCGTGCTGGCATGTGCTGCTCATGCTACTGCTCCTTGCTTGCGTGCTGTATCCCTGCGCCACTGCGCTTCGCTGCGAGACATCCCCGTATATCGGGGCCGCCCATATTCAAACAGCGCCCAGCTATAGGCGTCGTCGCCCTCATATTTGGCGATCGTGAATCGTTGCGGCTTGGCCATCATGCCATCCCCATGTCTTGCAAGGCGTGGCCGACACGCATGTCCACCGCGCCCTTGGTCAGCTTGGCCAGTTCGGCCTCGGTGAAGCAGCACGCCTCAAAGGCGTATGCGCCTTCCGGCCCATAGGCTGCTTCGGCCTCGGCCATGCGTGTTTCGTAAAGCGATTTGGACATGTGTCAGCCCTCCCCGTTAAGCTTGGCAATGGCCGCATCAATGCTGGCCTGCGAGTCACCCGTCCGCGCGATGCGGGTGCGGCTGCGGGGCAAGCCGCAATCGGCCTGCTCCTGCTCCACCACGGCGCGGTCGTAGTCGCCAAAATGGACGCCCCATGCGCCATCCTCGCGGGTGGCCAGTACGTAGTAAGACTTTTCCATTTGTTTACCTTTCGTTAAGGACTGCCAGTGTGGCCAGTCATCGCAACACTGGACGCGCCGGTTAAAGGGTGCGCCCAGTGCTGCGGGACGGGTCATGCGAACGCGATGAACTTCTTGGCGGCCATCCACGTCCAGTCCAGCTTGCGCGCCTTCGCGTCGAACGGCTTCTTAGCGAGCTCAGCGTCGGCCTTGGCGGTGGACGTGTGCTTCAGGGCCAGTCCGACCATATAGATCGTCCACGTCCCCTCGCGCAGCCCGAGGTCGGCCAAGTTGGCCAGCGCCTTGTAAGTGCGGTCCGCGCCCTTGGCGGGTGCCGGTGCCTTGGCAGCGGGTGCCGCCTTGGACGCCGGTGCGGTTGCCTTGGCAGCGGGTGCCGCCTTGGCCTTGCTATCGGCAATGGCCTTGCTGGCATGGGGCGCGTCGCGGCCGGAAATGCCGGTGGCCAGCTTGGCAGCGGGTGCCGCCTTGGCCAGCTTGGCCCAGAGCGCTTCAGCCGCCTTGAACGACTGGCCCACTGCGCAAGCCGCGCGCAGTTCGCCACTCCAGCGGTCGCTGGGGAACGACAGGGTGTCGCCGCCTGCCGAGTGGACGTGGTGCGACGTGCTGTTAGCGCCCCCCTTGCTGGACACGATCAGGTCGGCCTGCGCGGCGGTCAGCTTGGCGGGTGCCTTGGCCTTGGCGGGTGCGGTTGCCTTGGCGGGTGCCTTGGCCTTGGCGGTTGCGGTCTTGACGGACTTATTTACGGACTTGGTCATTGTATCTACTCCATTTTCCGCAGCAAATGCGCTGCCAGTTGCGCCCTAGGTGCAAGGCGCAAGTGGCAACGGCGCGCCGTGCTAGGGCGCGCCAGTTGGTTAGATCATTCGGCCAGCAAGGCGCAAGCCGTTTCAAAGGCGAATTCGTAGTCGGCAGCAATGGCGCGCGGCACGGGGCAACGCTCCTTGCGTGGCAGCGGTTCGCTGATTCCCAAATAGCTGGCCAGCGCATCGCGCAGCTTGTCGTCGGCCTTGGCCCAGTGCGCGGCGGCACGGCTTGCGGCGGCATACTGCGGATCGCCGTTTAGCGTGGCGGTCAGCCATGCCAGTGCAGCGGGGCAGTCCATGCCAGTGGCGGCGACGGTGAGCTCAAAGTAAAATTCGTTTTCCATTTGTTAACACTCCATTTTCTGCAAAATTGCCAGTTGCGCCCCGCTAGGTGGCAAGGCGCAAGTGGCAATGGCGGCGCTAGGTTGCCCCGCGCCGCCGCTGCTTTGTGTGTGTGTGTGTGGTGGCACCCTGCCCCCTGCATTTCAGCCCTAGCGGGCAGTTGCAAAGCTGGCCTGCATTGCAGGGGTATATGCCCCCACGCCGCCGCTGCCTTGCCGCCGTTATCCGCTGGACCACTACATAAGGGGCGCTTGCGCCTGCCCCTTACGTGGTGCCACCCGCCTGCAATTATTGCCGCACGGCTGCTAACCCGTGGCGCGGCTTTAGGTGCCGCGTACCTTTGCAAACTTGCCACCGCACCCCGCAGGGTCTTGCCGTGATGGCCTTGTGTGTGCCTAGCCGCGCATTGCAGGGGTCGGTCGCCCTAGCCGCTAGGTGTGGCTGGAACCCGCCACCGGCTGCGGCACCATGCCGCAACACGTGAATTGCAAGCGTCGTGCCAAACACGAAAAACGGCGGAAATCAGCCATTTTTCCAGCCGCGCCCAGCGCCGCCGCGCCCAAAGTGTAAAGAAACTTTACAGCCGAAAAAACTTTTCGGGCGCAAGTGCCTCAAATCACACGCTTTTCCCACTGTAAAAAATTCCGTCACCCATTATGGAAAACCTTACACGTCCTAGGGCTCGTTTTAAGCGAATCTGACGCGAGAAATCCGCCAGCCATACTAGCATGACCGGACGACCCGTTTTCGCATTTTCCTACTTTTGGCACGGGACTTGCTGGGGTGCAAAGATCATGCCAACTTCGCCGCCTCGGCCGCAGTGGCGCGCCGCACGGTAACGGCCACGGTTCCATCCGCGGTGTGGACTAGCCGCTGCCATGCCCCGTCGCGACTAAGCATAACTGCAAGGCTCTGCGCGGTGGGCGGTGCGGCGCTGCCCAGTTTGGCCAGTGTGTCCACTAGCAGCCGGTGCGCGGCCTTGCTGCCCATAGCGTACGCAATGGGTCCCGGCTGGCAGTCCACCACATGGACGATGCTTGGGGTGCGTCCCGCGCGCTGGCCGGTGCGCTTGGCCTGCCCCGCCGCAACACTTGCGCGGTGGGCTGCATCGGCCTGCAAGGCGTCGTCCAGCTGGCCAGCTAGGGCAGTGTGGGCTGGATCGCCCGTGGTGCGTAACGCAGCCGCTGCGCGCATGATCGTAAGCGTTAGCGAACTCTTAAGCATAGCTGTTATCCTTCTAAGTGTTTGAAACTGCTCGCATAACAGATAAACAGTTACCGCGCAGCCCATACCCTATAAACCTAGTTACTAATTATGACCAATATACGTTAACCAACTCCCTTAGTTATTATTTAGTAACTACTTTTACCCCCTTAAGGTAGGTTAATCATGTGTTATGTGTTATTCTTTGCCAAGTTTTGCTCGGCTTTACAGTGGCTTAGGCGCTGCGAGCGCCGCACACATGGCTGCTCCGCCACCACACATGGCCAGAATTGGTCGCCATAACAGTCACTTACAAGGTTAATTCCGTGCGTCGCCACGTGGCGCTGGTCAAACGGTTTGCAAACAGGGTAAACGTGGCCGGTCCTTATTGGAACGGAGCCGCCGAGCCAAAGAGTGGATCAGTCTGTCGTCCCCGAGACACGACGTGACCGAGACACGGAGCAGCGAAGTCACCAAGGGACATGGACGTTGGTTAATCGTAGCGACTGCGAGACTCAGGTCGCCGACAGACAGACTTAGGTGCGTCGTCTCTCGGGACGATATGGTTAACGAATATGGTAAACAGAAATGGTTAACAGATATCGTTAACGAGGCGACGTCGCGACTTCGGGCGTCGTTAACCACGATGCGGGGTGCGCGGGGGTAGGTTGGGCGCGGCGGCGGTGTCGCCTTGGTAATACCCGAGACCAGAGCCGCAGAGTAGTTTCGTCATTGAAGAGTATCAGCAAGGAGTACCGGAATGACACCGTGGACATGGACAGATCGTATCCGCAGCCTCTTTGAGGCCCACAAGACCGAGATGCTTATCGTCTCAGTCAGCAGCTTCCTTGCGGGCGCGGTATTCTTCTAATGCCTCGCCCAGTCAAGAAGCACAAAGACCCCAAGAAGCAGAAGCTTCACGAAGCAGCGTTGGCGCGCAGACGCGCAGCGCACGCAGAAAAGCGCACCCTTGAAATGGCGGCGCAAGCAGCCGAAGGTCAGGCAGACTTTCAGAAGCTTGTGGAAGCCGAAAAGGAGCGCATAGAGTCTCAGGCTACAACGTTCGCCCGCAAGGGTGGCTCCACTCCGCCCAAGGTGACGACGCAGGCGCGAGACAATCTCGCCAAGGCGTTTGACCTTATGGGCGGCGTGCCTGCGCTCGTAGTGTGGGGACGCAGCAACCCGACAGACTTCTACCGTCTCTGGTCGCGGCTTATCCCCCGAGAGGCCGCGGAGACCAGCACGGCCCTCCCACTGGAGGACTTGCTGGCAAAGCTGGCCAGCCGCGAAGAACAATCAGTGGGCCAAGCCGCCTACGAGATTGGACAAGAACTTCTCGACAAGGGCAAGGCGGCTGCGGAAGCAGAGGACGCCGAGCTAGCGAAAAGGATTTTGAACTGATGAACTTCCTGAACATGATCAAAGCGGGCATGGACCCCGACAGCATCGGCGGCGGGCTGCTCAAGCGCATGGGTGCGACGGGCATCGGCGGCTATGAGGGCCAAGACGCTATGGGCAATCGTCCGCAACAGCAGCCCACCGCCGCGCCGCCCGCCTACGCCCCTCCGGGAGCGCCGGACATGACGCAGGCCGGTATGGCAGGCGGTCAGCCGGGAGGTCCGCACGAAATGAAGGAAGGCGGGCTCGCCAAGTTCCTCAAGATGATGATCGGAGGCGGCGCATGAACTTCATGAACGCACCCACGCCAGTCATGACCGACGGTGTGCAGCGCATGGGGCGCAAAGTGGCGGAGCCTGCCCCGCCTGCGGGCATGAGTTCGGAAGAACAGCTCCGCGCCGCCCAGCTGGAGCAGGCGCAGGGCGGCACGCCTGAGCAGGAAGCCGCAGCGCGGCGGGCGGGCTTCAAGAACTACAACGAAATGGTCGTGTACGAGCGCAACAAGCAGAACAAGACCGGCGGCACCACGGGCAAGGGGCTGATGGATCAGCTGCTTGAGCATCCGATGCACCCGCGCAACATGTTCAACTACATCAACGACGCACTGAAGAAGGCAACCGGTCAGTGACTGAGGCAGAGCAGCTTGCACTCTTGGCGGACTTGCGCGCAGACTTGATGCGCTATGCGCCCGCGTGTCTGAAGATCAAGACCAAAAGCGGTCAGCTGCTCCCCCTCAAGCTGAACAAGGCCCAGCGGTACGTCCATGAAAAGCTGGAAGAGCAGCTGAGGGAGACGGGCAAGGTCCGCGCTCTGATCCTTAAGGCACGTCAGCAGGGCTTCAGCACCTACGTCGGCGCGCGGTTTTATCACAAGGCCAGCCTGAACCACGGCGTCGGGGTCTTTATCCTCACCCACGAGCAGGCGGCGACGGATAACCTGTTCAACATGGTGGCCCGCTACCACGAACACAACTTCCTCAAGCCGCACACGGGCGCGGCCAACGCCAAGGAGCTCTTGTTCGACAGGCTGGACAGCGGCTATGGCGTGGCAACCGCAGGGCAGAAGGCAGTTGGACGCTCGAAGACGATCCAACTCTTCCACGGATCGGAAGTCGCCTTCTGGCCCAACGCCGGTGACCACTTCGCGGGCGTCGGGCAGGCCATTCCGGAGCTTCCGGGAACCGAAATCATCCTTGAAAGCACGGCCAACGGCATCACCGGCGAGTTCTATGAGCGCTGGCAGCAGGCTGAGGCGGGCATCGGCGACTATATTCCGATCTTCTCGCCGTGGTTCTGGGAATCGGGCTACGCGCGCAAGGTTCCTGAGGGCTTCCGCATCAAAACTGAGAAGGAAGCTGGCGAGGACATCAGCGAAGCCGACTATATGGAGCTCCACGACCTGTCGCTGGAGCAAATGGTGTGGCGGCGCGCGAAGATTGCGGAGCTCAAGGACCCGATGCTCTTCATGCAGGAGTATCCGGCCACCCCTGACGAGGCGTTCCAGTCCACCGGCCACGACAGCTTCATCAAGAGCGGCCTCGTTCTCAAGGCGCGGAAGTTCACAATTGAGGACCCAGTCGGCCCGTTGGTCATTGGCGTTGACCCCAGCCGCTTCGGCGACGATCTTTTCGCTATTGTGTGGCGCAAGGGACGTAAAATTCTCAAGAAGGAGACCATCGAGAAGATCGATGTCGTTTCCGGAGCCAACCGCATCAAGCAAATCATCGACAAAGACAACCCAGCGCGGGTTTTCATCGATGCTGGCGGTGTCGGCGGTGGCGTGTACGACTTGGTCAAGTCCTACGGCGAGAAATACGACCGTGTGACGCGCGCCGTGAACTTTGGCGGCGAGCCGCAGGAGCCGGTGATCATTTTGGACGACGGTTCGCGCTCTCCGGGACCGAAGAACCGCCGTGCCGAAATGTGGATGCGGTCGAAGGAGTGGCTTGAGGACTCCATTGGGGTGGATATTCCCGACGAGAGCATCTTCCAGAGCGACGCGGTCGGCCCGAGCTACAAGTATGACTCCAACCAGCGCCTTCAGCTGGAAAGCAAGGAGCAGATGCGCAAGCGCGGCGTCCGCAGTCCCGACATCTGGGATGCAGTGGCCCTCACGTTCGCAGAACCTGTCTACGAGAAGAAATCAGAGTTCGCAACGACCAAGCCTCTTACCGTCAACACGCCAACAGGATGGATGGGACTATGACTACACACGTGGAGCGCCGCATCGATAAGTTGCAGCAGAAGCTGAAGGCGCGGACGAAGCATGACGGCTCGCCGCGTCCCGGATACGAACAGAATGTCGCCGCCATCCGCGCCGAAATCGAGACAATCCTGAATATGGAGAGCAACCGTGGCTGAGATGGTAGAATTTGACGATATGGAAGACGTCACCGCCGATGATTACGGCGTGGACGCTGAAAAGTACGTCCCCGAGGGCTACAAGACAGCCGAGGAGTTCCTTGCGCACGTCACCAAGACTTATGAGTCCGACGTCAAGTACGATAAGGAGAACCGCGAGTGGGCTTTGGAGGATCTCCAGTTCACGGCGGGCGACCAGTGGGACCCCACTGTCAAGAAAGAGCGCGAGGATGCGTTCCGGCCGTGTCTGACCATCAACGTGCTGCCGCAGTTCGTGGGGCAGGTGATCGGTGACCGCCGCATCAACAAGACTACCATCAAGGTGCGACCGCTGAAGGAAGGCACCATGAAGGAAGCCGAGGTCCGCAGCGGTCTGATCAAGAGCATCGAGTCGTATTCGCGCGCTGAACGCGCTTACGACGCAGCTTGCGAAGATCAGGTGACCTGCGGCATCGGCAACCTGCGCGTCGACCTTGAATACGCGGGCAACGACGTCTTCGACCAGGATATCCTCATTCGCCACGTTCCCAACCCGCTGGCCGTGGTGTGGGACCGCATGAGCGTTGACCCAACGGGCCGCGACGCGCGGCACTGCTTCGTCACTGACCGCATCCCCAAGGATGTCTACGACAAGAAGTACCCCGACTACCCCTGCCCGACCGGCTTCACTGACGAGTCGAGCGTCAACCAGAGCGGATGGTGGGATACGGAGTCAGTGCGCCTAACGGAGTTCTGGGAACTCTACAATAAGCCCGCCAAGTTCGCTATGATGCAGGACGGCGACGTCAAGGACGTTACCGGCATGGACCGCGAGCTTTACGAGGACCAGCTCTGGCGGCACCCAGCCACCGGCGCGACCAAAGAGCGCGACAGCTATCGTACCTATGCGAGAATGCACATCGTCACGGGCTTTGCCATTCTGGGCGAGGCCTATGAAATACCGCTCACCCGCCTGCCCATCGTACGGGTCGAGGGACGCGTCGTGCGTGTGGGCGACGACCGCGTGCGGTTTGGCCTTGTGCGCTTTGCCAAGGACAGCCAGCGACTGAAGAACTACTGGCGCAGCGTTTCGGCTGAAGTGCTGGCGCTGGCCCCGAAGGCGCAGTGGTCCGGCCCCGCAGACGCCTTTGAAGGCCGCGAGGAGCAGTGGAAGCGCAGCCACCTGACCGGCCAAGGCCCGCTGATCTGGAACAAGAACGCCAGCGCCGAGCCGAAGCGCGTCGACCCGCCCGCTGTCCCCGCAGCTCTTCTGCAAGAAGCGCAGATGAACCAGCAGGACATCAAGGACACCACCGGCCTGCATGACGCGAGCCTTGGGATGCGCAGCAACGAAGTCAGCGGCGTGGCCATCAATGCCCGCAAGAAGGAAGGCGACGTTGCGACGATTATTTATCACGATAATCTCAACAACGCCATCCAGGAAGTTGGCGATGTCGTAAACCAGCTCATTCCGCTGGCCTACGATGCGACGCGCATGGTTCGCGTCATCGGCGAAGACGACAAGCACAAGCTGCTCGTCATCAACGACCCCGACGACGAGAACTCGCCTGACATCACCGCCGCCAAGTACGACGTCGTGCTTGAAACCGGCCCGTCCTTCACCACCCAGCGCCAAGAAGCGATGGAAGGCATGATGACCCTCATCCAGACCGCGCCGGAAATGCTGGGCGTGTTCGGTGACATTGTCGCCAAGAACATGGACTGGCCCGGAGGCTACGAAATCGCTGAGCGTCTCAAGGCCCACATGAAGCGGAACGGCACGTACGTCGAAGAGGAAGAAGAGGGCGAAGAAGGCCAGCCTACTCAAGAGCAGATGATGCAGATGCAGCAGATGCAGCAACAGCAGCAGATGCAAGAGCAGGCGATGGCTCTCGAAATGCGGGAGAAGGAAGCCACCACGGCCAAGGCCGAAGCTGAAGCCGCCATCAAGGCCGCAGAGGCTGAAGCGGCCAAGGCGCTGCCCCAGCGGGCCGAGCTCGAGACCGCCATTCTTGAGGAAAAAGCACTGCAAGCCTTGGCTGACCGGCAGAAGGCTGAGGCGCAGGCCGACGAGGCTGCGTTCAACGCCGACAACGCCCCGCGCCTGCTTGAACAAAAAATTCGCTTGGCAGAACGCTCCGCTTCTGCTAAGTCGATGCCCAACAACCGCGGAGCAGGTCCTCGCCCCTCAGGCGACCGTCGTAAGACGCAACCCAAAGGAAATGCCAATGCAACGTCGTAACCTGATGATTTCCGCCTCCATGACTCCCATCGAAGCCAAGATGGGGCGCTACATGCGCGCTCCCGATCACGACGCCAGCAGCGCGCCGATGATCGAGATCGACGAGACGCCCACCAACGCGCCCGCTGTTCCCGCAGCGCCCGTCGGCAAGACCACCGACGACCTCTACGACGAGGAATACGGCGGCACGGTTGAGGAGGCCTCTTCCGAAGAGCCCGAGGTCCTGGAACTGACCGAAGAGGTCAAGGAAGAGGCCAAGCCGGAGGCCAAGCCCGAAAACGACGTGCAGAAGCGCATCGACCAGCTTACTGCGGAGCTGCGCGAGACCCAGCGGCAACTTGCCGAGGCGTCCCGCCCCCGCGAACAGAATTCCAAGCCCACGGGCGCGGAAGAACCCAAGGGGGACGGTGCGCCGAACCCTGAGGACTACGACTTCGGCAAAGCGGACGACAAGTTCATTGCCGACTGGGCTCGCTGGAACGCTGATCAGCGGTTCAACGAACGTGCCGAGCAGGTGCGTGTTGAGCAGCAGATCGAAGCGATCGAGACGAGCTGGAAGGGAGCACTTGAGGCCCCTGAGGTCGTTGAGGCGTATCCGGACTTTGACGAGAAGGTCACCAAGGGTGCCGATCGTCAGGAATGGGCGTGCTCGCTGCCGATGGCGGTCTTGATCAAGCGGTCGGACGTCGGCCCGGACATCGCCTATGAATTGGCGTCCAACCCCGACGAGTCCCGCCGCATCGCGTCGCTCTCACTTGAAGAGCAGCTCCTGGAGTTCGGCCGTCTTGAAGGCCGCGCCTCCGCGCTTAAGGGTACGGCACGTTCTGCCGCCCCCGCTCCCAAGAAGGTGCCTTCGTCCGCACCCCCGCCGCCCGCAAACCGCAGTCGCGGCAGTGGTGGCAAATTCGCTAATCCTCAGGATGCGCTCTACGATCGTATGCTGAGTGAACTCAACTGATCCGCAATAAGGAATTTGCGACATGGCAAACCAAGTAACTCAGCTTGCCCTCATCACCGCAGCGATCTGCGCACGTATGGAAAATACGCTGCTCGCGTCGAAGATGGTGACGTGGAACAAGAACGACAAGAAGATCAACCCGCTGAACGGCTTCAAGTACATCGAACACGTTCCGCCCCGCTACAACCGTCGCCGCTGGACCGGCGCGGTCGCTGACCTCTCGGCTGGCAAGCAGGACACCGTCTTCGGGTCGGAAGTGTTCAGCCTCAATCAGGGCGACACGCTCGACTTCTTCTACGGCGACTTCGAAAACATCAAGGACTTCGATGCCGCCAAGAAGAACGCCCGCATCAAGTCGATCGGCGAAGACGAAGGTCACCTCGTCGACGCTGACGTCCTGAACACCGTCGCGCTCTGCGGCGCGAACTGGATCGGCACTCCCGGCACCGCAATCAGCGATGTCGACCCGCTGATGGAGGGCTACGCCCGCCTGAAGGAAGAAGGCGTCTCGGACAACGAAATCTTCTGCGTCCTGCCGTATTCCGACATGCCCGGACTCGCGAAGTACCTGATGGAACTTCCCGCGCCGGACGCTCTTGCGACTGCGGTGGTCACCCGCCTCAGCTTCAAGCAGCTTGCGGGCCTGCCCGTCATGTTCACCCAGCAGCTCCCGACCCTCACCACCGGCACCCGTGCCGTCACTGGGGCGGTCGCTGGCGCGGCGCAGGGCAGCAACTACCGCGACGTCTGCGTGTCCAGCACGACCAACGGCAACTTCCTCACGCAGGAAATTGACCTCGACGGCTTCGCGGCGGGTGCGACGTTCAAGGATGGCGAAATCTTCACCATCGCTGGCGTCAACGACTACGATAACCGGAAGCAGGCCAGCAAGGGTCGCCTGCGTCAGTTCCGCGTTATCGGCGACGCAACCGCGGACGGTACGGGTGCGGTGACCCTCCGCATCTTCCCTGCCATCATCGCTCCGGCGGGCGGCGGCATCGGCGACAACGGGGTGAACACTGCTCACGCCACCGTCACCGCTGTTCCGGCTGATGGCGCGGTCGTGACGTTCCTCGGGGCGGCTTCCACCGAGTTCCTCACGCGGGCGCTCATCAAGAAGTCGGCCTGCCGCGTCGAGACGGCGATGCTCGAAGACCTGCCGTCGGGTGAAAACTCGAGCGTTCAGATGAAGAACATTCCGCTGTCGCTCCGTTCGTACAAGTACGCGAACGGCGATACGGGCGTCTCCTCGGTCCGCTTCGATATCCCGTGGCAGACCAACGTGAACCCCTATGGCCGGTACGAGATCGTTCGTATCAACGGCTAAAGGTTTCGTCGGGGCGGGGCTGGGCTAACGCTCAGCCCCAAACCCATTAGGAGAATGCTCATGGCCTTTGCCACACTCGACTTCGAAATTCGCCCTGAGGACGGGTGGGTTCTGGTCGCCACAAATCCCAACTACCTGAAGATTCGCCCCGTCGAGCATCACCCGTATTGGATTGCTGTGACGGCTGCTGGGGTTCCGGCGGCGGATCTCGAGGGCCTGAAGTATGGTCGCGGCGGCGACGCGCAGCGGCAGGACTTCGACATCAGCGGCGTTACGGCTGGGCTCGTCTATATCCGCGTAAAGGAGCCGCCGAACAGCGCTCCGTCTTCGCACATGCACTTCGGCGTGTTGCGCGACCAGTAACCAAGAAAGGATACCAACATGTCCAAGAACAAGATCATGTGGCCCGGATGGCGCTACAATCCAGAGACCGGCGCGGGTGAAATCTTCCAGAGCGAGGAAGAAGTGCCCGAGGGCTGGGTCAAGTTCGCCGAACTGGCCCCCATCGCGGAAGCCGCCGAGGACGAGGAAGTCGAACTCACCGAAGACGACGAAGCCGCCATCAAGGCGCTCATCGAAGACAACACCAAGGACGAGCTCATCGCTCGGCTCGTGGCGCTGAACGAAGGGCGCGAAGACGACGACCAGATCGAGTTCTTGGAAAGCTGGCCCAAGCGCCCGCTCGCTGTCGCCATCCACACCGCAGAAGGTGAATAAGTCATGACCCTGACCTCCGAGATGATTAGGCTGGCCTATCGTGAGTCGAACCTCATTGCCATTGGGGCGTCGCCAACCGCGCCGCAAGTGGCTGAGGCGCTGGCGCGGCTCAACTCGATCGTCTCGGGGGCCTACGGGTACGAAGTGGGCCAAGAGTTCATAGATTGGCCCATCGGGCAGGAGGGCGTCAACACTGAGGAGTCGGCACCCTTCTGGACGAACGACCTGTGGGCCTACCCGCCCATCAACATGCGGATGATTGCTGCCAGCAACACCCCGCAGACCATCTATCTTCCGCCCGGACCGAGCAACGGTTCGCGCATCGCCTTGATCGACCCCGCGTCGCGCCTTGCGGCAGCGCCCATCATCATCGATGGTAACGGGCGTACGATCGAAGGTTCCGACACGCTCACGCTCAACACCAACGGCACGAACAAGGTCTGGTTCTACCGCGCCGACACCGGCAACTGGACGCTTCTCTCGGAGCTCACCGGCGTAGACCCTGAGCAGTTCCCGTTCCCTATCGAGTTCGATGACTACTTCATCACGAAGCTGGCCATGCGTCTCAACCCGCGTTACGGGCGGCAGATGGCGGAGAGCAGCGCGGTTGCAATGGCGCAGACGCTGGACAAGCTGCGCGCTCGCTACCGCCAAGACGAAAAGGTCATCGGCCCGCTTGGCGCGTTCGCGCTGACCAGCGGCTACGGCAACGGCAGAGCCTACTCGCAGTTCGGCGATGTTGGCCACAGGCGCGGTACGCGGAATATCCGCCCGCCGCATTATCAGGGGTGATTGAATGAAAATTCTTCAAGCCCGCAGCGAGTTCGTTCGCAACGTCGCCAAGATACCCGACGTTCTGCTGCGCAACCGTTTTATCGAGCTCAACCCTGTTCTCCAAGAAGGAGAGCAGCCGTACTCGTATATCCAGCGTCCGGCGCTTCACTACTGGATGAGCGTGGGGACTGGGCCTATCCGCTCGGTGTTCCACGCGGCTGGCGCGTTCAACGACGATATGTTCGTGGTGAGCTTTGACACGCTCTACCGCGTTGACGCGTTCAAGAACTCCACGGCCATTGCGCTCAACCTGTTTGGCGCCGACGATCCTGGATCGCCGGTGGCCTTTGCCTGCACGGGCGAAATCGGCGATATCCCGAACCGTCTGTTCTTTGCGGACGGTCAAACGCTGCGGGTCTACACCGACGACGGGTTCGCCACGGGAACTCTCACAACCACCGCAGTTCCCAGCAACGGCGACGTCGTGGAAATGGGCGGCACCTACTACCAGTTCACGACAGGCTCTGTGGATGCGGGCACGCCCCTTGGCACGGTTGCGTTCCCGTGGCTTGTGGCGATTAACCTAGCGAGCGCCACGGCAACGCTGGACAACCTTCTGGCCGCGCTGAACGGCACCGGCACCGCTGGCACCCAGTACAGTACGGCCACCATCCCGAACACTGACGTCGCAGGCGAGGCCTCCACTTCGGGCTTCCTGCGCGTACGGGCGCTGGAGGCTGGCGTGTTCGGCAACGCCATCACCACGACGGAGACCGGCGCGAACATGTCGTGGGGTGCGGCGACGCTGCAAAACGGCGGCGTTCCTGGAACATTCCAGATCGCTACCCCGAACGACATCGGCGTCATCAGCGTGGCCTTCATCAACGGCTACGTGATCGTCGTCCCCGCCCAAGGCGAAGGCGTAGACGGGCGCTTCTACTGGATACAGCCCGGAGAGACGACGATCGATCCGCTTGACTTTGCCACGGCGGAGCGTAGCGCGGACCCCATCTTCAAGGTTGTCGTCTTCGGCGATCAGTTCTGGCTTCCTGGACAAACGACCACGGAAACGTGGTACATCAGCGGCGACCCCGATGCTCCGGTCGCCCGCGTGCAGGGCATTCTGTTCGACCGAGGAACCATTGCCGGTACGGGTCGACAGGTCAAGGACTCCCTGCTTATTGTGGACAACGATGGCGGGGTCTTCAAAATACGCGGTGGTCAGGAGCAGCGGATCTCCACGCCCGATATCGAAGAACGTATCCGCAAGGCAATCGCAGCTACCGCTGTCTGACCCGCTCTAGGAGATTTGTTATGCTCGACCACGCCGATAACTTCAACACCTACGGCACGCTCACCGCTCTTCTGCTCGAAGGTGTGTACGCCGAGATTCGCGACGTGGCGCTTGTCGCAGACCCTGACGGGGTGTCCACTGAACGCGTCCTGCGCTATAATGAGAACGCCTCAGCCGCGTTCGACGCCATCGCCCGCAGGGTGCTGTCCGCAGCCTCCGTGACTTCCGGTGTGGCGAGCCGATTCTGGCTGGACCGCTTGCCGACCACCACTACTGAGGAGCCGTCCATTCGCTGGGCGGACGCTGGCAACAATCAGATCGCGCGCCTGCGGGTCATGACCACGGGCGGACTTCAGCTTGTGGATCACAACAATAACGTCATCGCGCAGACTCCTGGACCGGTCGTCACCGCGAACGGCTGGTTCCACTACGAAGCCAAGCTCACCTGCGGTCTCCTCCTAGACGCCGAGTTCGAGTGCCGCATTGAAGGCCGTGTGGTTCTCACCCACAGCGGCTTCAGCACGAGCGACGCAGCCGCCGACCAGATCATCACCGGCGTACTGTCCACCGGTACAGGCTCCAATCCCGCCATGTACCACAAGGACTACGTCATCTGGGACGGGACCGGCACGTACAACAACGACTTCCTCGGCGGTGTGCGCGTCTACGAACTCTACACCATTGCCGACGTCATCTTCCCGTGGCTGTCCACTGGGCCGGATGGCTTCAGCGTGTTGGACAACAACCCTCCCACGGACGTCGACTATATCTACGCCGATCTCACCATGCCCGCGCAGTGTGAGTTCACCATGAGCAACCTTCCGGCAGACGTTTCCAGCGTCAAGGGCGTGTTCATCAAGTACCGCGCGGGCAAGAGCGACGGTGGCGACGGACAGCTTCAGGCAGGCGTCATCAGCAACGCGGTGGCGGGTCTCGGTACGGATCGCCCCATCACGTTCGCGCAGACGTATTGGACCGACCTGTTTGAGGAAGACCCCGACACGAACGCGCCTTGGGTTCCCGGAGCCGTAGACGCCATGACGGTAACACTCGACAGGACCGTGTGATATGGCGCTGACCCCACAAGTGCGCGCCACGCAGATGCGAGCGTTGGTGGTCGGTGACGCGACCCCCGCCGTTCAAGTCACGCAGATGCGCGGCCTAGCGACCATCAACTTCCCAACGCAGGAAGTGCAGGTCACGAACCTGCTGGTCAATAGCGTGGTGGCAGGACCGGCGCGCAGCCTCCGTGTCTCGCAGATGCGAGCTATAGTCGTGGCCCGTGGTCGTAACGAAACGCCGAAGGCGCGTGACTGGACATACACCCTAGACGCGCACGACTTCTACATTCTGCAGACGCGGTTCGACACAATCGTGTTCGACCTCAGCACCGGCGCGTCGTTCATCTGGGGTACGGAAGACTCGACGCTTTGGCGCGCGCACACTGGCGTCGTCTGGCAGCGCCCGCTGCTGGACGCCATCAACTACAGCAACATCATGGCTGGCGATGATACGCTGGGAACGCTGTACCTGCTCAACCCGAACGACGTGCAGGACGACAGCCCAGACCCCGATCGCCCGACCCGCCTGCCGTTCCAGCGGGTTATCTACGGCCAGATTGCAGTGCGTGGGCGGGATAGCGTACCCTGCAACGGAGTGGAAGTCTACGGAAGCATAGGCGCACCTGACAGCGAGGCCACGCTGACCGCAGTGACGCTTTCCACTTCGGACGATAGGGGCAACACCTTCACCGATCACGGGACGCTCACGGTAACGCCGGAAGTCTATGATACGCGGCTTGACTGGCTCAGCCTCGGTAGCATGACCGCTCCAGGTCGCCTGTTCAAGCTGGTCGACTACGGGGCGCTTGTTCGCGTAGACGACTTTGAAATGCCGGATACGGAGGAGTAGGGTGCAAAACCTAGAGAGCAACACCAAGATCGTCAATGACGACGGTACGCCAACTCAGTACTTCATGCGCCTGCTCCAAGTACGGGGTATCGGGCAGGATGATCTCGTGGATTTGGTGGATGCTCTGGAGGCCAACAAGGCAGACAAGGCAACCGAGATTATCGCAGGCACCGGCCTTGATGGTGGCGGAGACCTCAGCGAAGATCGCACGCTGGAGTTGGAGCCGGTAACGCCGGACCCCAGCGGCAGCTACACGAGCGCCGACATCACGGTGGACCCGTACGGCAGAGTAATCGCAGCCGCTAACGGTTCCGGTGGCGGGGGCGGCGCGCTTGACCCACTTTCGCTACGCACCACCACTCCCGACACCCTCAGCGGTGCGCTCGTCAGCTACGGCATCACAGTCACCCGCGTCGGCACTACCGGCAACGCGGTTGGCAGCGGCGGCGGGGACTACTACAACTCTAAGGCTAGGTCGCACAATCAGAGCGCCAACGCGATAAACGCTGCCGGTATCTTGTACACCCAGCAGTATTATTCTCGCGGGGCGGGTGGCGGCGGCGGGTACAAGGTTCGCATCCGCGCAGGACTTGGGGAGAACAATCTCTTTAGCACGACCCGTCGTGTGTTCTACGGTCTGGCGAACCAAACCACTTTCGCAGCAGACCCCAGCACGTTTGTCGACTGCGTGGGGCTCGCGGCCGACGCCGCTGACACAAACCTGTCGATCATGCACAACGACGCGGCGGGCGTGTGTACCGTCGTTCCTCTTGGGGCTAACTTCCCCGCCAAGACTGCCGTGGTCGACGTGTACGAACTGCAACTTGAGTGCGACCGGAGCGGCGCGGAAATACGATGGACCGTCACCCGCATGAACACCGGCGACACGGCCAGCGGTACGATTAACACAAACCTTCCGACAGCCGCCACGCGGCTCCGTATGTTCGTCGGAGCCAACACCGGCCCCAGCGTGGCGGGCCTTGTACGCGCAGAGCTTTTTGGCTGGGCGTCGTCCGACGCTTAGGCGTTGGGCACGCAACATTATTAGTGAGGCCCGCAGGCGGCTTAATAACAGCTTGCCGAGTAAATAACTTTAGCCTATAGGGCAAATATCTTGGAGATTCGTTATGGGCATTCTTGGCGCACTTTTCGGCGGTAGCAAGAGCAAGTCGGGCAACCAAGCCTACGGAGATCTGAAGGGGTCGCTGACCCCTGCGATCTCTGGCGGTATGAACTCCTTCAACAACCTCAACTCGGAGTTGGCGGGCGGCTTTGAGGGGTTCAAGAAGAACGCGGGCTTCGACTTCGCAATGGGCGAGGGGCTCAAAGGCATCACGGGCGCGGGCGCTGCCCGTGGCACGCTTAACAGCGGCATGACCGGCAAGGCGTACCAGCGGTTCGGCACCGGTCTCGCGAGCCAGTTCTACGACAACTATCTCAACAAGCTCAAGGACAGCGCGGGCATCGGCCTTGGCGCGGCTGGCACGCTTGCGGGCGCTGGCCAGACCAGCAGCGGCAAGAGCAACGGCGGCATCCTGACCAGCCTGTTCAGCGACCGCCGCCTGAAGCAGGACATCACGCCGGTCGGCAAGCTGGACAACGGCCTCACCGTTTACTCCTACCGCTACGTGGACAGCCCCGTAACGCAGATCGGTCTGATGGCCGACGAAGTGCTGGAAGCCGTCCCCGAAGCGGTCGGTCAGGCTGAACTTCCGTCCGGTACGTACTTGACGGTCGATTATGCAAAGGCGGTGAAGTGACATGCCCATTGTCGACAACATCATCGGTATCGTTCGCGGTATCAACGACCGCAAGAAAGCGGCCCAAGTTCAGGACATCATGGCTGGGAACGGCGACCCGACCCAGAACTACCTGAACAATCCGCAGGCCGTGGCGCAGAACCTTATGTCCGTGGACGCCTTCGCGGGCATCACGGCGTCGCGTGAGGCGACCGATCGCGCCACGGCACAAGCTAAGGCGCGGCGAGACGCTGCGGCTGCGGACATGGTCACGCTGGGCAAGCACCTGCGCGGCCTTGACCCGACGAAGACTGACTATCGTCAGGTCGTCGGCACGCTCGCCCCGTACCTCACGGGAACGTTGGGCATGAAGCAAGAGGACCTTGACGCCTTCGCAACCAGCGTTCAGTCGAACCCCATGCTTCTCCAAGGTATGGACGACGAGGCTTGGAAAGCTATCGCAGCGGATCGTTACGGCGAGAAGGTGGCCACTCCAGGAAGCTTCATCCGCCGTGGCGGCGAAACGGTTGAGCGCGTGCCGTTTGCCATGAAGGTTGAGAACACGCCGGACGGTGCAATCGGGCGAGTGTTCGACCCCAACGTCGGCGAGTTCGTGGATGGTCCGCGTCAGCCCGCGCCCGCCACGGGTGCACCGGCAGGCGCACCGGCCTCCATGCCCACTAGCGGCTCAGCAGAGTTCTCTGCCGCGTTCGGCACGCCCGCAGCCGCCGCACCGGCCAGCGCGCCGCAGGGCAACTTCACCGTTGAGCAGCTTCTGCCGCACTTCGTGGGGCAAGAGTCCAGCGACGACTACACCGCGCTCAACCCTGAGTCGGGGGCGATGGGTCGCTACCAGATCATGCCGGAAGTTGGCCAAGTGTTCGCGCAGCGCCTTGGCTTGGCGTGGCGTCCCGACATGATGACGCAGGATACGCCCGCCGCCCGCCGCTATCAGGACGCCATCGGGCAGGCGCGCATCCAAGAGTCTATCGACTACGGCAAGGGCAACCTTGACGAGATCACCGGCCACTACTTCGCAGGCACTGACCGTTCTGGCTGGGGACCGAAGACCCGTCAGTATCAGCAGGAAATGCGCCAGCGTATCGGCGGTGGCGACGCCAGCATGGCCGGTCAGCCGCAGGCGCAACCGCCGCAGCTCGGCCGGTACACCACGATCAACCCCAAGGACCCCACGGCGTCTGACGGCAAGGACTACCGCGTGGCCACCCCCGAAGAAGTCGCGGCTATGGGCTTCGCTCCTGGAACCGTGGTGCAGATCGATCAGAACAACAAGGCCGACGTTCTGCAGTCGCCGCCTAAGCCAACGCTCACCGGCAAACAGCGCGAGAACGCCACCACGAAGCTGGCCAGTCTCACCGCTATCGAGACGCAGTTGAACCGTGTGGAAGAGCTGATTCCGGCTTTGGAGAAGGGCGGCTGGACTGGCTACTTGGGCGGTCTGGTTCCCGGAGCGTTGGACAAAGAGAGCGACGCTTACGACGCGGCACTCGCCACCCTTACTTCGCTGACCCGTCAGCTGACGCGTACTCCGGGCGAAGGCTCGATGTCCGACTACGAAACCAGACTGGCAGCGGCCATTCCTCCGGGACGCCGCATGGGGCCGGAAGGTCGCGACGAGTCGATCCTCGCTATGCGCGCGCTCATCAAGGCGACCCGCGACGGCTACCAAGAACTTCTCTCGGACGGAGCTCCGCAGGGGCAACAAGGGCCGAACATCGGCGACGTTATCCGAAACCCAACAACCGGCGAACGTCGCCGTTGGGATGGTAAGGAATGGAGGACCATTAAATGAGCGGCTATAAG